GCTGCAGCGGGTAGCCGTAGACCAGGTGGCCGCGGGCGAAGAGCAGCGCCGCGGCCTCGACCTGGCGCGGCGAGAGTGAGTCGCCGACGAAGCCGGAGAACTCGATGCTCATCCACTCGCCGTTGCCGTCGCGCTGCGTCCAGGCGGCCGTGTCGGTGTCGACCATCTGGGCGATCTTCCCGTCCGGCACGCCCCACTGGGCGTCACGCGGCCCGGCGACGATGAAATGCGACGAGACGTCCGAGCTCGGGTTCCGCTGCCACGCAATGGTTCCCTCGTAGTAGCCGGCGGCGATGTGCAGCACCATGCCTCGCTGCTCACCCATCCCCGGGCCGTCGTTCTCGGTAGGTCCCCGCCACTGGGCGAGATCAGACCAGCGGGCCATCGCTCGCCCCTTCCCCGGACACGGGCGCCGCAGTGGCCCCGCGGACCTCGGCCTTGCCCTGCTCGTCGAGCAGGGCGTACGCCGCCCTCACGGCGTCGATGTGTACCCGCCGGGCAATGTCGGCACGGGCCGCGGCGTGGGCGGCGACCCGGGCCCGGTCGACCTTGAGCAGGTCGTCGGCCGTGCCGAGTGTCGCACGGGCCATCAGCGTGTGATGCGGCTCGCCAAACGTGATCGCGATCGTGGCCCCCGAATCGGGCAGGCCGGTCACCTCGGGCGCGATGCCCAGTGCCACCCGTGCCGCCTGCACTAGGGCCTCCTGCTCGTCGACGCGCTCGGTGCCGAGCGGCCAGACGTGGGCGTCCGCGCCGATCTGGATGATGAGGTACGGGTCAGGACCCATCGAGGCGCTCCCAAATTCCGCCCATGCGCGTGCCGGCCGTCGCGCCTACGCCGGCGAAGGTGTCCAGGTTGGCGCCGCGCTCGTGATACACGATCAGCTCCAGGTAGTCGCCGGCGCTGAAATACCACCGGATCAGCGGCACGACGAACTCGCCGTCACTGGCGGCGGTGGCCGGATAGGCGAACTGCGAACCGGCGATGGCAGTGCCGTTGATCTGCCACCAGCCTGCCCGGCGACCGGTGGCGTTCGCTGTCCATGCCACGATCCCGCCGAACGAATAGACACCCGGATACTGGCAGGTCCACCGGCTCGTGTTGACCGAGTTCGAGTGCCCGCCCGTGCCGGCCGGGTCGGTGTCGTAGTCCTCGGTGGTGAACGTCGCGACGGTACCGGTCGAGGTGGCGATGGTCTGCCCGACGGTCTGACGCAACTCGAAGAATGGCCGGCGCTGCAGGAAGATCAGGACGTCGCGCACGTATGTGTCCATCTCCGATGAGGTGGCGGGTCCGCCCTCGAAGTTGTGCGTCTGCGGAACATCCGGCACGGCTCACTCCTCAGAACGGTCGCAGGTCGGTGCCGTCCCAAGACGACGAATCCCAGCGGAACCACGGCCCCGGCGTGGCGGGCACGACGCCGATCACGGCAGACGTCTGCCAGGTCACCCAGCGCTGGGCGACGCCCAGCACGTGACGGATGCCCTCGACCACGAACGAGGCGGCGCCCGGGGGTGTGCCCGCGGGCGGGTCGACGATGACCGCCCGCTGACCGAGGTCGACGCCGAGGATCGTCGCGATCGCCTCGTCGCTGAGCCCGTGCAGAGCGAACGTCAGCGTCGGTTGCCGCGGGCGTGGCGTCGACTGGTACTCGACGAGGTGCGTCGCGAGGTTGGCCGGGTCGGCGTCGCAGGCCGTGTTAAGGGTGATGGACGCGGTGTTGGCGCCGAAGCGACGCAACGTCGTCGCGTCGGCGGCCGCGTAGGCGGTGACGCCGCCGAACTGGGTGATCTGTGCCCGGGTGATCGCGACCGTGGGCTTGCGGGTCAGCGGGCTTTGTATCCAGCAGTGCTCGATCTGCACCGGCGCCGGCGCGACGCCGCCGACCGGAATGGACGCGAGCCGCGTGCGCCGGCGTAGCCGGTGGTGCTCGAGGCGGCGGGAGCGGGGCATGTCAGTTCAGCGACTCGAGCGCGTAGTCCTCGCACAGCAGAGTGTTGGAAGCGTTGTTGACCGACCACGTCGCGAACAGATCGACAACGTTCGCGACCGTGCTGTCGAACCCGGTACCGACCACCGGCGCGGACGCCTGCCACGAGTGGGTGCCAATGCCGCCCGCCGCAGGTAGCGGGGACCCGATCACCGCCTCCGATGACCACCTGCCCATCGCCATGAAGTTGGTCGACGTCGACGCGCCAATCGCACGCGCCGTGAGAATCAGATCAAGTGTCCAGGACACGTTTGTCTTCGCGACGATGTTGAGCGCGAACGCCTGCGACGCTGCCGCGACGATCGCCGACGTCGGCCCCATGCGCACGGCCAGGGTCAGCGTGCCCGGGGTCGTGACCACGGTCGAGATGCGCCCGGCGGCGGTGATGCGGAACTTTTTGCCGACAACGTCGATGAAGTTGGCCGGCATCGTGAACTTGGCCTGACCCGGCAGGAGCGAGAGCGGCGTCGTGTTGGTTACCGCGCTGCCGGCGACCTGTGAGCCGATGAGCAGTTGCGGATAGGTCTCGGAAGGCACGGGCGTCTCCTAGATGTTGTAGAGGGTCCGACGATCTTTGAATACGAGGTTGCCGCTGCCGTCCACATAGAGCAGCCCTTGCTCGGTCGTCTCGGCCTCGCGCATCGGCTGCAGTGCGGTCTTGCCGGCGAGCAGCAGCGGGCTCATCGCGGCGACGCCCGGGTCGACACGCAGCAGCTCGGTCTCGGGGATGCCGGCGAAGCGGGCGATCGTCAGCATTTGGTCGTTGGTGGTTTGTTGGTCGTAGTCGAGCAGCGCGACCCGGCGCTGCGCGGCGAGCTCGGCGGCGGTCAGGGTGAGGTCGGTGTCGTCCGGGTCGTCGCCGTAGATCTGCACGTGCGCGACGGAACCCTGATACTTGCCGCCGATCGTGATGCCCATGACCGACTGGTCAAGGCCAGACCCGGCCGCGCCGCTGGTGAACTCGACGCCGTCGACCCACAGCACCATGCGCGCGGAGCCGCCGCCAAGCGATATGACATAGGCGGCGAGCATCGTCCACCGGTCGGTGGGCAACACGATCGTACTGGTCAGCGTGCCCGTGATAGAGCCGTCGACTGCCAGCTCGATCAGCCCGGTCGTGGCGAGGCGCTTGATCGTCCACGTGGCCAGGTCGAAGGGAAACATCGCGATGTCAACCGTGAGCAGCGTCACGGTTTCGTTGTAGGGCATCTGAGGGTTGACCCACATCACAACGGTCCCTATGCCATCGACGTTGAGCGAGCCCGGCGGGTCCGGACCGACGACGCCGCCAAGAAAATTCTGCTCGCCGGCAGTCAGGACCGGGTAGTCGGCCGACAAGGCGCCGTTGGCGCCCAGGCGCAGGTATGGCGCACTGAGGTCGTCGCCCGGCAGGTGTCCGCCGTCGCCGGGCAGCACCGCCGGATGCGTCTCGGCCGACCGGACCGCCGCGGGCAGCGCCTGGGCCAACAGCGGGAAGCTCAACGATCCGACGACCGGGGCGAACGGCGCAGCGGAGCCGCCGAGCGGCCAGTAGTAGGCCAACGGCGCCGCCGTGTTGGCGTTCTGGATGAAGGCGGCCAGGGTGGAGACGAACTGCGGTGCGCTGGCCAGGCGGCCTAACCGGTCGATCGCGCTGATGTGCACGCGCCGCTGCGCGAGCCCGGTCTCGACGTCGGTGACGACCAGCTCGGTCGGGGTCTGCAGGTAGCCCGTGTACCGGTCCGCCGTCACCTCGGCGAACGTCTCGCGCAGGCGGCACTTGCGGCCCGGCCCCCACCACGCGGCGTACGTCGAGTCCGGGTTGCCGTACGTGACCTCGTTGTCGTCGTTGCCGAGGACCATCACGAACGGAGCCGGCTCGGCCTCGTCGAGGTCGTTCTGCCGGCCAGACGCGGTCTCCATCGGCTGGTCGTCGTCGTTGCGTACCCGATCGGTGAAGTCCACCCACACGGGTGTCTGCGCGTCGGGGTCGGCCGACGAGATCTCCAGGGTGTAGCGGTCCGCCCAGTCGGTCACGGGAAGGCATCCCTGATCGCCTGAGACGCGACGTTTCGGTTCGTGGCGTCAGCGATCATCGCCTTGCGCGTCACGGCGCCCGTCTGCGGGTCGATCAGCTGCACATGGACATTGACGACCTCGCCGCCCGCACCAGCGCCGCCACCGTAATGCCCACCGCCCGGCACGACCCGCGCCCCGTACCAGCCGGCGGCGTGCGACAGGATGCCCATGCTGCGGCCGTAGTCGCCGCTGCGCGGCACGAACGCCTCGCCCCGGGTGGCGGGCTCGGCGAAGGCGTACAGGGGCGATGAGCCGGCCGGAAACACCTCGGCGTCACGCAGCAGACCGGCCTGCGCGTACTCGGTGACGCCACCCCAGCGACGCAGGTTCACCGCGCGGGCGTTCTCGCGGATCGTCTCCGAGATCGTGGCCCGGGTGACGAGCTCCAGGACGACCCGCTTTGACGGCGGCAGCCGGTACAGCGCGTCGTTGAACTCCTTGACCCGGTCCCGCGCGCCGCCCGCCGCCACAGCGGCATCCTCATTCGCCTTGCGGAAGTCGTCGAGGATCTGCTTGGCGCCCTCGGCGCTGCCGCCGTTGGTGAGGTAGGCGTCGGCCGCCTCGTACGCCTGCAGCGCGGCGTCGCGCATGGCGATACGGCTGTTGAGCGCGGCCTCGGTGTTGCCCTCGAGGGCGCCCTTGCTGTCTTTGAAAGCCTCCTCGATCGCCTCGGCCGCTTCGACCGCGTCGAGCATCTCCTCGTCGGCCGACTTCGCGGCGCCGTTGAGTCCGGCCCACACTTCGGCGAGTTTCTGCCCGGCGTCGACGGCGGTGAGCTGCTCCCGCGCCAGATTCTCCGTGCTGTTGGCAAGCCTCTGCGACGCCTGGGTCGCCTCGAGGTTGGCGGCGATGTACGCCGGGAACTTCGCCTGCAGTTGCTCGAGGCTGACGTCCAACGTCTGCGCCTCGGCCCACATGCGTTTGAACGCGGCGGCGGCCTCATCCTGGCCGCCGCTGCGCACGAGCTGGGCAAGCCCGGCGTCGTATGCCGCCACCTTCTCGGCGTTCTCATTGCTCGGGCCGGCGTCGCCGAGTACGAGGTCGGCCATAGCAACGCCGAACTTACTGAGTAGATTGTTGTTCTCGGCGAGCGCCCGACCGAGGTCGCCAGCGTCGGACCCGATTATGCGCAGCGCCTCGCCGTCCAGCTTGCCCGTGCTGCCGAAGACCGCGAGGTCCTTGGCGAGTCGCTCGATCTCCGGGTTGAGGTCCTTGTGCAACACCGAGCCGAGAATCACGCTCGCGGTCGCGAGCGCACCCACGGCGAGCGCGCCACGGGTGGCCCACATTGTTGCCGACTGGATACCGCGCGCCGCACGGGCGCCACCGGGACCGACCGCGCTCAGCTCGGTCACGACGTCGCTGATGGTGCCGCGCATCTTCAGCCAGCCAGCGGCGGCGAGCAGCGACACCCCGCCGGTACCTGCGAGGATCACCAACGCCTGCTGTAGCGGCCCGGGCAGGTTCCCCAACGCGTTGACCAGCCCGGTCGCGCCCTGCGTCAGGACACGCAGTCCACTACTGGCACCACCGGACGCGCCAATGAACAGTGTCTCGAGCGACCCTGTGAGCTCCTCAATGTCGCCGGCGAGGTTGTCGAGCTTCTTGGCGGCGACATCGGACGCGGCGCCCTCGTCGTCGACGGCGGCGATGTAGGCGCGGATGCCCTGCTCGCCCTCCTGATACAGGACGTTGCCGGCGCGGATCGCGTCCGACCCGAAGATGGTCTGAAGTGCGGCGTTGCGCTGGGCCGGCGAGAGATCCTTCAGCGCGTTCTGCAGTTGCCCGGCAACCGTGGCGACGTCGACCATGTTTCCGGCCGCGTCGTACATGGAGATGCCGAGCGAGTCCATCTGCTTCTTCGCCTCGGTCTGCGGGGCGGATAGCCGCTGCAGTGCCGTCTTGAGCGACGTGCCGGCGTCGGAGCCACGCAGCCCGCGGTCGGCTAGCGCGGAGAGCACACCGACGGTGTCCTCGAGCGTCAGGTTGTTCTGCGCGGCGACGAGGCCGACCTGCTGCAGGCCCAGCCCCAAATCCTGCACGGACGCCGCGCTCTTGTTCGAGGCGGCGGCGAGGACGTCGGCGACGTGCGCGACGTCGGAGCCCTTCAGGCCGAAAGTGTTCATCGCGGATGCGGCGATCGTTGCCGAGTCGGCGAGGCCGAGCGACCCGGCCGAGGCCAGGTCGAGCGACCCGGACAGCGCCCCAGCAAGAATGTCGGCGGTCGAGATGCCGGCCTTCGCCAGCTCGGCCTCTGCCTGCGCCGCCTCGGTCGCGCTGAACACGGTCGCCTCGCCAGCGTCGAGCGCGGCCTGACGCAGGCGGTCCATCTCGTCAGCCGCGGCGCCGCTGACGGCGCCGACCTCCGACATCTGCTTGTCGAACCGGGCGCCCGCCACCACGGCGATACCCGCCGCCGCGAGCAGTGCCGCGCCGGCGCCGGCCGCAGCGAGGGCGACCTTGTCGAGGTCGGCCTGCGACTTCTTGCCGGCCTTAGTGATCTTCTCGCCGAGTTCGTCAGTTGCCTTGCCGGCCTCGCGGGCCTCCTGCTTGTAGTCGCCGACGAGCAGGCGGAGCCGGACGCCGATGGTACGCATGTTGGCCACGACTCACCCCCGCCCCTTCAGTTTCGGTCTCTTCTTGCGTTGCGGGCGTGGCCGTTTCGTGACGTGGTGGATCATCGCGCCGCGTTGCGGATGCTTGGCGGCGTTGTGTTCAGACGCCTGCAGTGCGGCGCAGCGCAGGCACACGATCGGCGGCTGCGGCAACCATCGCCAGTTGTAGTCGGTGGTTTCGCCGAGGTCGCCGTGGCAGCGCTGACACTCGCCGGCCTCACGCATGGCCAGGCCGAGCATCCACGCCCTGCTGTCGGCGTCCCATTCGGGCTCGCGCGTGACGATCGTGTAACCGGTGAGCGTGCCGTCCGGGTCGTAGTGGTCATGGCGTTCGTCGGGTTCCCAGCCGTCGAAGCGCCGCGGCGAGATGCCGAGTGTGCGGGCTGTCTCTACGCGGCGTCGGAGGTCGGCGTCTCCGAACGCGCCGGCCGCAAAGGGACGGCATCATCCCCGCGGCACGTGTTGAGCGAGGCCAGGAAGAGCACGTCACGCTGCCAGTCGGAAACGAACCGAAGCAGCCAGTCGATCTGGCCCTCCTCGACGACCTCGCCCGTCTCGGGGTCGAGGACCGGTGGCGCGAGCGGGTGTACCGCCTCGCTCTCGCCTCGGTAGCCGATGGCGCAGGCGCGGATCAGCGGATCGCGGCCAGCCTCGGTGTCGAACCGCCAGCGCTTGTCTGCCTCGTTACCCTCGCGGGCCGGATAGAGAGCACGGAAGGCGGTGTAGTCGATGCCGCTCAGACCCTCCATGACGACCTGCAGCGTCGACGCCTCGGCCGTCGCGTACAGCGCATCAAGCTCGGCGTCGATCGCGGCGATCCGGACGAATCCTGGCGGCCGCGAACTGAGCCGCCTGTTGCCCTTCGGCTTCTCGGCCTCGGCCTCAGCCGCGGCCTGAATCTCGTCGCGTTCGGCGAGCAACTCCTGGATCTGCTGGCGCAGATCGCCGTCGCAGACGATCGGAACCGTGCGCCGCGGACGGGTCGCACGGTTCCGGATCGCCTCAAATTCCTCCGGGGTCATGAAGCGATGACCGGCACGCGCCACGACCGGCCCGGCGGGCGGAGGTAGGCGTTCTGCATGACCGTGAGCGGGGTGTTCGCGGTGGGCACGCCGTCCTGCTGGGCGCCGAGCGTCGACGGGTAGATGGTGACGATGTCACCAACGGCGAGCGCCTGCTCGAACGGGACGCCGCGACGGTCGACGAAGTAGCCGAGCGCGCCCTCGAGCAGGGTGAGCGCGGCCTCGTCCTCGTCGGGGTCGTCCGGGTTGCTGACGTAGATCAGCGGCATCGTGTACTTTTTGCGGCCGGGCTTCTCGAAGTTGTCGCGGGAGCACAGCCGGTTGTCGGTGGCGGCGTCCTCGGCGAGGTTGGGCTGCCAGCCCTGGTCGGTGAGGTAGCAGGTGACGTCTAGGGCGGCGGGGTTCTGCAGCTCGTCGAGCTGCGGGGCGTCCGGGTCCGACAGTGCCGGCACCCAGAGCACCAGCACATTGCCGTCACTGATGACGGACTCAGGCATGGGCGAGGTCAATGTGATCTCCTGGTTCTCTGCTCGGTCGGCTGGCCGAGCCTGGTTTGTGGGACCGCCCGCCGACCGGCGAGGTCGACGAAACGCTTAGCTGGCCGCGCGGTGCGGGCGCGGCGACGGCGACCGGGAACCTCGCGGACGGCACCGATCGCCTCGAGGTGGTCGAGGCGATCGAGGGGTATGTCGTAGCGGTGGCCGGTAGTCAGATCGGCCACCCAGCACCAGACGATCACGAGCCGTCGCGGCCCGCGTCGGACTCGAGCCGGTAGGTGTCGGTGATCGTGACCGTCGTCGCTCCGGTGGCTTCGTTGTCGCGCGGGTCGCTGCCGACCTCCGACCGGATCGGGTAGCAGACCCGGCCGTCGATGACCGGCTTGACGTCGAGCAGTGCCCCGCTGGCGAGGTCGCTGACGGCCCGGGCGGCGAGGTCGTCCTGCCCTACGCAGTGGCAGTAGATCCGCATTCGCATGCGGGTCGAGCGGTGGGCGAGCCGGCCGCCGAGCGACTTGTCGGCGACCATGTGCACCGACAGGTAGTTTGGCGGCGCATTGGCGGGTACGGTCGTGGGTCCGCCATCCTCGGCCGGGTAGACGGTCAGGTCCGGTGTCGCGTACAGCAGCGCCATCACGGCGTCGGCGTGGTCCTGAAAGTTGCCGTAGTCGCCCATCAGTAGCGCTCCATCAGGCGGGCGGCGAGCGCCTCGGCCGCCGCGTAGAAACGCGGCGCCTCTTCGTCGAGGGCCGGCTCGTGGTGCGGGTGCGGCGGGTTGTTGGGCGAGCCGTACTCGAGCAGGTTGCCCAGCCCGCGCTGACGGCGACCCTGCACCGGGCCGACCTCGCCGATGATGTCGTCGGCCTCGCCGAGGATGTCGTAACTGATCGAAGCCGGGTAGTGCCTCGCATGGCCGCCGGACGGGGCTAGTTCGCGGGCGCGGGTCTTGATGTTCAGCGACCCCTTGGCGACGATCTGCCGGCCCTCGGTCGCGGCGTCGCCTGCGGCCGCCCGCAGAAGGTCGGCGAAGGCGGTCAGTTCCGAGACGTCGGCGGTCATGAGGTGATCTCCTCTATGCCGATGCGCCGGGCGGTGGCCTCGCTCTTTGCCGACTGGTCGCGCACGCGCATCGCGACGCCGACGAGGTCGGGATCATTGACGGCCGAGTCGATGACGACCTCGTCGCCGGCCCGTACGCCACCGCTCGTCACGACGGGCAGTTGCAGGATGCGGTACCGGGCGAGTTGGGTCTGGTCGGGGGCGGGCGACGTCTCGCGGGCGAAGCCGAACAGTTCCTGTACCCGGCACGGCCCGCTGTAGATGGTCGTCGTCGTCTCGCTCGGTGCGCCCGTGCGTCGGTCGGTACTGGTGCCCGTGACGCGGGTGATCGTGCAAGCGTCGCTCATGCCCGCCTCGGCGGCGGCGCGGCCCAGCGCGAGTACCGACTCGCGGCTCACGTAACCGCCACAGGTGCGGCCTCGGCGATGAGCGCCGCCATGGTGCGCGGCGACGACTTGGCGCCGCGGTAGCGACGGAAGAGCGCGAGCGAGGCGCTGCTACCGATGGTTCGCGACATCCGCTGCGGGGTGCCGTGATACATGTGCCACAGGTCGGCAGTGCCGCGCCACGGCCGGCCGGCGAGCAGATGCAGCGCGACCGCCCACGCCTCGTCTTCCTGGCCCCAGCCCTGAAAGCGTGGGTCGATCGGCACGCTCAGATACGTCTCCCGCCTGAGCACGACGATCCCACCGCCGGGCACCCCGATGTAGGGCCGCTGCATGTAGGTGGTGGCGGTGCGCACCGTCGGCCACGCGCCGGACTCGATGGCCTCGGCGGTCGCGGACGGCGTCAGTCGCAGCACCCGCTCGTGCGGGATCGCCCAGCCGGCGCCGCCGATCGCGATGACGTCGACGGCCGCCCGCACTCCGTCGCACCAGACGTCGGCGTCGGCGACCACGACGATGTCGCGGCTCGCCCGCGCGATCCCGTCGGCGACCGCGGCGCCCTTGCACCATAGGCCGTCGTCGGCGCAGTTGCCCTCGACAACCTCATAGTCCGGGTACCGCTTCGCCCACAGCGACCGCAGATGATCCCACAGCGGCGCCCGTTGCGGCGGCGTCGCGCGGAACGGCACGACGACCGAGACGCCGGGCTGCGGCCTCGGCTCAGTCTTGCGCTTCGCCATCGTGGTTCTCCCATCGGCGGTACGGGGCGGGGTCACGCACGAGGCCGGCGTCGACCGGCGACAGATACCACCAGTGCTCACGGAAGATGTCGCCGAGCACGCCCTCGCCCCGTTGATCGACGAGCCGGCCGTACGAGCGCCAGTGCGCGCCCTCGCTGTCGGGCAGATCGGTGGCACGGTAGGCCGCCGCACCGTTGACGCCCTTGCGGGTGAACTGGGCGGCCGAGCGGGCGGGGAAGTGTCGGATCTCGAGCGATGGAATGCCGACCCCGCCCGATGGCAGGTAGACGCCATGGTTGCCCTGCGCGATCACCGCCCCGGGCTCCCAGCGAAACGCCACTTTGGGTAGCGGCGCCGACGTCGCCTGCCGCCACACCAGCGACCGGAACGGGTCCGGGTCCGGCTCGTCGACGGCGGTCGCCAGGTGGTTGAAGAGGCGCGCGATCGCGATCGGCTCCGGCTGGCCGGGCAACACGTCCCGGATCCGGTGGGCCGAGTACCAGAGCTCGTCGGCGTCGAAGGGAACGATCCACGTCGCGCCCGCGGCCGCGGCCCGGACGGCGAGCGCCGACATCTTCGCCGACTGGTAGTAGGCCGGGTCCGGGTCGTCCATCACGATCAGCGGCAGCTCGTCGACGAGATCCTCGAGTATGTCGCGGGTGCCGTCCGTCGAGCCGTTGTCGGCGACGAGGAGCCAGTCGACCTCGCCGGCCATGTGCCGCAGCGTGCCGGCGATGACGTCGGCCTCGTCCCGAACCATCGAGACGCCGACAACGCTCACAGGGCCGCCCGTACGAAACAGTCCTTTGCCTCGAGCAGCTTGCGTAGCCCGGCCGTCAACTCCGGCCCGTCCGGCAGGGCATCGACCATGTCGTGCGCGAGGTCGTGAACCAGCTTGCTCACCGCCTGCAGGTGCTCGGGTAGGTGGCCGTACTCGAAGAATTCCAGAATGCTGTTTGTCGACGGATGACGGCCGACATGCACGCGCTGAGACATGGTTGCCCTTCCTGCTGCTGAGTGGTCACTGACGTACCCCCCGGATCGCTGTCTCGACGCCGTACTGCGTGTCTGTCTTGAGTCGGTCGACCTGCAGGGCGAAGCCGCCCGCCGCGAGCGGCTTGACGAGGTCGTTCAGCGCGAAGGCGATGTCGGGGGCGCCCGGAAAGTCGGCGTAAGCGATCTCGCGGGTGCGGCGCACGATCGGCGTAAAGATCGCTAGGAAGATCCGCTCACGAGCCGAGGCGATCATGTTGTCGAGGATCGCCGGCCACTCGTAACTGTGCTCGAGCACGTGACGCATGAAGACGCCCGGCGCATCCGACCGGTACGTCGCGAGATCGGCGACGACGGACGCGAACCGGCTCGGCGACCCGTCTACCCCGCGATAGCGTTCGGGCGGGACGAAGGTGGAGAGGTAGCCGCGGCCGCATCCCCAGTCCTCGACTAGGGCGCACGACTCGAGCCATTCGGCCCCCATGGCGTAGGTTGGCGAGTCGCCATACGGCGTCGGCTTGACGCCCAGATTCCACGCTTCCCAACGCGCGTGAGGCGGCGCGGTTGCGACGTAGTCGGTCATCAGTAGCCCGTCCCTACCCGCTCGTTTCCGATGTGCTCGACCCAGACGCCCGAGTCGCGGGCACCCCAGAAGGCCGAGCGCAGCGCGGGATCGGAGGCGAATAGGTCGACGCCGAAGCGCCCCTCCGAGTTCGTGCCGGACGGCCAGCCGCGCTCGCACAGCGACCGGCGATAGAGCGACGGGTTCGTCGTCCAAAATCGCCGGTGCTCGAGCCAGACCGCCTCGCCGTCGCGTACCTCGACGTAGTCGTCAGGGTGCTGCTCGACGACGCCGCCCGCGGCGTGCTCGGCCTCGTTCCATGGCTGCCGGCGCAGGGCGACCTGCGTCAGGTGCGGCTGCTCGTCGAGCGTCCGAATCATCGCGGCGAGGTCGATCGGCTGAGCGGGGGTGAAGTCGTCCTCGAGGTGCAGTACGTAGCGGGCTGCCGAGGTCCGGGCGAGTTGTCGCCAAGCGTGCTGGATAGCGCCGCCGAAGCCCGCGCGGGCGCGGCCTAGCGCGAGATTGCCGAACGCCGGATACTGCAGCGTCAGGGCGAACCGGTGCCCGTCGTCGCCGGTGTCGTCGTGAAACCAGTGCTCGGTGACCAGATCGTGCTCGAGCACCGGCGCCCACGCCGCCATCATCTTGTCGAGTACGGCGTCGCGGCCGTCGGTCATCACGAGCGCTGCGATCAAGGTACGGGCACTCCGTTCGCTCGGGCGATGGCGCGGTGCGCCTCGAGGCGCACGGCACGATCGGGCGCCCGGTTGCGCGAGCGCTTGTAGACGTGCGCCCGGTAGACCGCGGCGGGGATCGCCTCGATGCTGGCGCCGGCGAGATGGCAGCGCAGCCAGAGATCCCAGTCTTCCGACCACTCAAAGTCGCGGAAGCCGCCCAGTTCTCGCGCCAGATCGGCCCGGATCATGCTGCCGATGACGAGCCAGTTGCCGTACAGCAGGCACTCGGCGACGCACTCGTGCGCGTGACTGCTGACCCTCGGCATCCGCGGCATGCTCGCTGACCGGGCCTCGACGTAGCGCACCGCCGGGGCGCGCACGTCGGCGGTGCCGGCCGCCATCGCGTCGAGGTAGCCCGCCTCGAGCTCGTCGTCGGCGTCGAGGAAGACGGCCCACTCCGTCTCGACCTGCCACAGCGCCGCGTTGCGGGCCGCCATCGCCGACCCGGCGGCGAGGTGTACGTCGACCACTGCGGTCGCGCCGGCCGCGTACGCCGAAGCAAGCGCCCGAGCGCGCACCGGGTCGAGGTGTGGCCACTGCGGACCCTCATAGGTGGCGACGGCGATCGTCACGTCGAGGCCCACAGCGCCCGCCTCCGTAGGTAGATCTCGCGGCCGGTCTGCATGCGGCTCGTCTGTCCGGCATAGAGGTCGTCCATCGGCGCCTTACCGGACATCGGGTGCAGGTGCTCGACGATCGAGCGACGCGCGTGCGCGTAGGCGCCGCGGTGCTTCGCCGTCTCGACGGCCTCGTCGTCGCAGTACTCGTGCGGGTAGCCCTCGTGAAAGAACTTGCCCGCCTCGTCGATCGTGCCGCGGGTCTGCACGTAGTCGCGGGTGACGAGCATGTGCGTCGCGTGCTCGCCGAGGATGGTGCGGCGGTTGCAGCGGTCGTTCGTGCCGACGACGCCGATACCCGGGCGCAGTCTGGCCAGCGCCAGATCGAGCCAGCGCGGATGAAATCGCAGATCGTCGGCGCCGGTGAAGATCAGCGGGTGCGTCGTCTTGGCGATCGCGGCGTTGATCTTCCGCGCGTAGTCGCCGCGCAGTTCGCGCTCGACGAGCAGGTGATCGACGCCGGCCTGCCGGACGGCGGCGATCACGCCGTCATCCTGAGGAGTGAGCACAAAGAGCACGTCGGCGTCGCAAGTTTCGCGAATCGAGGCGAGCAGCGGGGCGACGCGGTGCGCCCGGCCGAGCATGGGCACGATGACGACGAGGTCGGGCATCAGCCGATCGGGGTGAGTGAGGCGCGGCAGCCGTACTTGCGCTCGAGCGCCTTGCGCAGGTAGGGCGCGCGCTCCATGGCGGCGAGGACGTCGGCCGCGGCGAACTGCACCCGATAGTCGTCGATCGACTCGGACATGATTCCGGTCGGGTTGGCGGCGGCGCTGCGCGCGATCGCGAAGGTCGCGGACCGCGCGAACTCGAGTTCTTGGTCGCCGACCGGGAGCCCGTGGGTGTAGACGACGACGACGTCGACGGGCTCGTGCACGTACGGCGACCACGGCAGGTAGCAGCCACGCACGGGCGCCCTGCGGCGCAGCTTCGCACCGTAGCGCTTGAAATCGGTGCCCTCGACGAGCGGGTCGCCCTCGTCGATGACGACCGAGTCGATCGCGCTGACCGGCCGCTGTGGCAGCTCGAGCCAGTTTGACCAGTAGCCCATCAGCAGCACCTCGTCGTCGACGACCTCGACGAGTCGCTGATTGCCCGCCGCGACCTGTACCTCGGCCGTGGCGAGCTCGAGATACAGGGTCGCGGCGTCCTCGTCGAGGTCGGTGCGCTGCATGAAGAGGGCGAGCTCGTCGGGCGTCGCGAGCATGTCAGCCATCAGCGCTCACCCCCTTCTGCAGTGCGTCGATCGGACGGGGGATCAGGAGCCGGTCGTGTTGAGGTCGTAGATCTTGCCGTGGTGCGACTCGACGCCGTACTCGAGGCCGATCTCGCCGTAGATCTGCTTGCGGACCGCGGCACCGGTGCGGGCGAGCTCCTCGACGAAGAGGAAGCCCTTGCCGGGGATCGGCATGAAGCGCGGCGCGCACTCGTCCATCGAGACGACGAAGATCCGATCCGTCGGCATCCAGCGGTCGAGCATGATGTTGCAGTTGCCGAAGTCGGTTTGGAAGGTCGTCAGCGCGACGCCGCCGACGTTGCGGCTCGTCTCCTGGAAGCCCTTGCCGGTGATGAAAATCTCGGTCAGCTTGCGCTTCTGGCTGCCGTTGCAGATCAGCGTCGCGGTTTCGGACGACATGATGCCACCCTCGGTCCAGACCATCTGCATCAGGTCGAGGACCATGTCCTCGGTCAGCGGCGCGTTGTTGGCGTTGACCACGTTGGTCGTGATGACCGAGTCGAGGCCCGCCGACTTGCGCGCGCTCGCGTTGGTCGACGGCTCGACCATCGTGTTGGTGAGGAAACCGAGCTCGACGTCGCGGGCGATCTGCGCGAGCGCGTAGCGGATCTGGCGGGCCTCCTCGTCGAGCACCGGGTTCGCGCCGGCGATGCCGGCGCCGTACGGGTGGCTGGATCCGGTGTCGCCGAACTGGCCGGTCGCGGCGAGCTTGGTGTACGAGATCTCGATGGCCTCCTGGTGTATCTCGACCACGTTGCGCACGTTCTGACGCGGGCGCGCCTCGGCGGTCGGGGCGTCCGCACCCTCCAGACGCTGACGGTCGGCCTCGGGGTCGCGCAGATCGGTGGTCTGCCACGTGAACAGGGTCGCGTCGGCGGGACGTCCGCCGGTCAGGCCGCCGATCGCCGAGAGAAACGGCGTGTCAGTGGGCGAGATCTCAAAGAGCGGGCCGACGTAGTTCGGCGAGTTGAACGTGGTGAGCTGGCCGGAAATGCCGGGCATGGTCCATCCCTGCTTTCTACTGACTAGGGACCGCCCGGCGGGCGGCCTACCTGGGGGTCGTGTTGCCCGAGGTGCGGTGCTGCAGCTCGGACAAGAGGCGGATTTGGTCGTCCATCCGCTTCTCTTTGCGGGCGAGCTCGATCGCGGCCTTCAGTGCGTCGATGTCGCCTCCGCCGCGGCTGCCCTGCGACGGGTCGGGCGCCGGCGTGCCGGGCTGACCGTTGCCGCCTGCCGGCGTGCCGGTCGCGGGGAAGAGCGCCTTAAGGGCGTCGGCGTCAGTCTCGAGCGCCTCGCGGGTGCTCCCGACCAGCCGCGCGGCCTGGTCGGGGGTGAGGCCCTTGCGAGCCGCCACCTCGAGGCGCATCGCGCGCACCTCGGCGTCGGCCATTTGCTGCCGCATCTGGGTTACCTGATCGGTGAGCGTCTGCACGTCAGTCTTACCCGGGTCGGGCTTGACGTCGAGCGCCGCCGCGAGGGCCTTCAGCGGCTCGAGGGCCTTCAGGGGCTCGAGGGCCTTGACCTGATCGGCGAGCGCCTTGTTCTGGGCGCGCAGCTCGGCGAGAGCCTTGCGTCCGGCGTCGCTGTCCATCGCGGCCGCGGCCGGGTCGCCCGTCGCGGGCGGCGCTGCCGGGTCGGCTGGCGGAGTCGTGCCGGTCGGGGGCGTCGCGCCCGTGTCGGCCGGTGGAGTTGCGGGGTTGGGCTGACCCATCGCGGGCCTTTCGACAGACCCTCGGCATCGCGCCGCGGGCATGAGAAAAGCCCTAGGCGGATGGCCTAGGGCTCGGTGCGTCTGCGCGTCGCGCGCAGAGGTCAGGCGGGAGTGGCGAGCGCGTACTCGGGGAACGGCTGCCCGTTGGACTCCCAGTGAATGCCGTTGTCGCCGGCGATCGGCTGCCGGTGGTCGAGCTCGTTCCCGTACACCTTGTCGGGGATGCCGCCAGGGAAGGCGGCGCAAAACGAATCCTCAGCGGGCGGGCTGACCGAGAACGCCGACCGGAAGTGCCGACAGGCCGAGCACTGTGCCTGCGCCTGCGTCACGCTCGGCCCATCAGTTCATCGGGTGTCGACTCCCTGATGTTGGGATCGATCCCCGAGGTGTCGACTGGCGCCCATGGGCGGAAGACGTCGACCGGCTCAATCTCGCCCCCGAGTCGCGCTCGGGTCGCCTCTCGCGAGGGCGGATCGGGTGTCGTCACGCTCCTGATTATGGCACCTTGGCGCGTTTCGGCGGCAGTACCTCGACGTCGAGAACGCGGTCGATGACCCTTCCGTATAGGTTGCCCTCGCCGTGGTCACGAATCACGCGGAACCGGTGCCCGTCAGCGATCATCAACTCGGCCTCGTACTCGTAGCCCGAGAGCTGGACGGCCCGCGTGCCCTTCGGGAATATGAAGCGCATCAGTACACGTTCGGCGAAAGTCTCCGCCTGGGTGCGATCGACTGAGGTGCTGAAGAAGGCCGGGTCACTCCACTCGGCGCCAGTCAGGTCAGTCGGCCACGTCGCGCGAGGCCCGAAAACGCTCTCGCCGGTCTTGACCCCGCGCCAAACTACGACGTCTTCTGCGAGCCGAGACTTGCGGATGGCGGCCCGCATGTTATCGATCCACTTGCGGACATAGGTTTTGTTATATTGATTGTCCCCGCGCAATAGGCCGTTGATTGGCACGAAACCATCGTCTCGGTATTCCCGGAATGTTGCGATGATGTCGTTGCGCCTCGCGGGGTTTGGGAATGCAGGATCAAACCCTTCGGGGCCAGCGCCGAACTCATGGAGTCGCAGCGGTATCTGGTCGAGGCCGTCCTGATTCGTCTTCGCGACACCGAGCTTTGTGTCGTATGTGGTCCGTGCGCGCTGAATGCCCGCCGACACTTTCGGCTGAGCGAACTCGCGCTTAAGCTCGGCGATGATGTCGGCCCGCCGGGCGATGAGCGTCCCGGCTACCGACGTCGGCATCCCATTCTGCCGAACGATGGCCCGGATCTTCGCGGGCGTAATCGCCTTGACCCGAGCGACCGACGCGGTGAGTTCGGTCTTCGACATCCCCGCAAAGACAGGCGCCGCGTGATTGCTGCGCACCTTGTCGCGCAGCGTCTTCCACTCCGATACCGTCGAGGTGAACCCGCCGGCCTTCGGCAGTCCCACGCCGCCGCGATACAGCAGCGACCCGCCAACGTCGATGCGCACCGGCTTGCCCGCGACGGTTACGACGTTGGAATACCCGTCGCCCATGACGTCCCAGTTCGCGAGCCAGGCATCGACAGCGAACCCGTCACGAAGCTTGAGCTTCCCGGCGGAGTTAGTAATGTCGAACGGCGTCGATCCCGGCGCTATCCGCGAGGCGAGCAGGGTGTCGCCAGTCAGGCCGCGGGCGCCTTTGCCGAGGATGACCTCGGGCACGTCGATGCCGGCCGCGCGATAGAACGCCAGTGCCGTCAGTTCGTTGTGGGCGTGATCGGCGTCGAGTTGCTTGACGTACCACTCCGAACCGTCCGCGGCGCGGACGCGCCCGCCCGGGTTCGTGCCCGCGCTGGCTTTGCCCTGCCGAGTCATGACCGAGAAGTCGCCCGATCGGATCGCCGCGGCCGGGTCAATCTTGAGTGCGGCCTTCTTGGCAACCTTCCTGGCTGGCTTCGGGGGGCTCAGGGCTTTGACTAGATCTGCCTTGAGCATCTTGGAATAGCCTACGATTCCGCGCTGCTTGGCAAGTGCCTTCAACTGGGCGACCGTCATCCTGGCTAGATCAAGCGCCTCAGCGGCCGAGGTAGCGGTGATGCCGACCCGTCGGCCGCCCTTGCGGTACTCGGCCTCGAGCAGATCGAAGATCTCGCGCGACAGGCGGGACGCCGCTGGGCCGTTGATCAGTACGTCGGTGAAGGCTTCCGCGACGAGCTCCCGGTGATTCTTCAGGCCGTAGCCTGAAACCTCACGCATGGTCAGGCCGGCCGCGCCCATGCCTGCGGCGAAGTCCTCGTGCGGGATCGGCTTGCCCGCCGCCCGCAACGCGTCGAGGCGCAGGTCGCGCTCGGTCGCACGACGGAAGATGAGCGCCGTCAGGTCGGTACGGATGGCCTCAGACAAAGTCGACATGTCGAGGACGTGGCCGAACTCGTGCACCGCGACAGCGACCGGGCTCGCCGTGCCCCTGACGTGGAAACTCGCGGCGACGTCGTTGGCGAGCGAGTCAACGTACTTCTGACGGTTGCGCGTCCACCGGTCGTTGAACAGAACTCGCCCGCCAGACGGGACGTGCGGCGCGACCGCGGTGGCCGGCATGGCATGCCAGGTATCCGCGTGCGCATAGGCCGAATCAGCGCCACGCAGAACGCTCTTCAGGTTGACGTCGGGAAACCGCTCAATGCCCCGCAGCAGCCCCTCGGCATGCTCGCGCGCAGTGACTAAGGAGCCGTGAAACTCGACGTCGCTGAGTCTGCGACCAGTGATGCGCAAGAACTCGTCGCGGAATACGTCGCTCACCGAGTTCAGCGTTCGGGCCGCCTCGAGCGCCGGACGCACCGACACCGACACGGCGACGGCGGGGATGCCCGAGCCCGCCGGGCCTGCCGCGCTTGCGACGCGGACCCAGTTGCCGCCCTGCGGCGTGCCGATCGACGTCGCACCGGTGACTGGGAGCATCGGCGGTTCGAGTAGGTAGCCGTTGCGGTAAAGCAGGATCAGGGCCGCGTCGCGGTTGTTGTCGGCTAGGCGGTAGATCTCGTCGACGGACAGGCGTTGCGCCCGCTTGCCCTTCGCCGCGCCGAGCCGCATACCGGCGAGGCCGCGGCGCGTGGCGCCCTCGGTCGTCGTGCGACGCCCGCCCGCGACGTTCATGCCGCGGCGGGCGTTGACGATCTGATCGAGGTCGGCACCGTCGGCGATCGCCCTCCGGGCGGCGATGGTGAAGCCCGCCCGGGCGCGCTCGGCGTCGGTCATCCGGTCGTAGATCGTGCGCGGGTCCTGTACCAGCCGACCGGCCTTCGCGATGGCGGTCGGGAGGTGCACGCAGTCGCACATCGGATGCCGCGCGAACCCGTCGTTCCATTCGTACCTACGGCCCGCCAGCAGCAGGCAGCGTGCGCACGACTTGCCAACCGCGACCCGCACGTAGCCGGTGCCGCCGGGATGCGCGGTCAGGGCGACCTGATCGGCGAGGCGGCCGGCGTCGGCGACCTGAGTGCGCGCCAGCATCTCGAGGTTGGCGCGGCCCATGCCCATCGCCCGGGCGACGTCGAGGCCGTCCGAGATGGCGAGCAGCGTGACGATCGCCGGATTCGACAGCAGCGACGCCAGACCACGCCCGTCGGACGCCTGCCCCGCGAAGCTTGCCGGGTCGATCGCCGAGACGGCCTCGTCGTCGAGGTCCTGCGCGTCGAGCGCCGCGGCCACGTAGCGATCCGCCGGGCGGGCCGCCGCGAGCTGCGCGCCCGACACGAGCGCGGTCGCCTCGGGGATGAGCTTGGCCCACGACGCCGCGATGTCGTCCGGGTCGACCTCGGCCCACAGACCCGACATGGCCTGACCCGTCATCTCGACGAGCGCCTGCCGCTGGGCGTAGTGGGCGAGGGCGACGTTACGCGGCTGGGTTACCGATGCCGGCATCAGTTACCGGCCGATCGGCGCCCGCGCGCGCGATGTCGAGAAGGCGGCCCGACGGCGACTTCTCGGCGTCCTTCTCGTCCTCCTCCTCCATGCGCTCGATCTGCGCGGAGGTGTAGCCGAGATCCTCGCGGGTCTGGCGCTTCGGCACGATGTTCGCGGTGAACTTCTTGACCGCGGCGTCGGCGGCCGCGGCGACGGTCGGCGTCGACGGGTCGCGCCAGATCGTCTCGAGGCGCTTCAGGTCGTCATCCCATGAGCCCGTCGCGACGCGCATCGCCTTGCGCATGGCGCGCTCCCACGATCCGCCGAAGCCGCGTTGAATGCGCTCGCAGCGCTTGATCAGCCGCGTCTCGGCGACCCGGCCCGCCTCGGCTGACGCCGGGTTGTGCGTCGAGTGGCCGAGGTAGTCGGGCGGCACGGCACCGACGGCGGAGAGCATCTGCGAGAGTTCCTTGATGCCGGCGCCGAAATTCTGCAACTGGGCGGCGGCGAACTCGAACGCCTTCACGTTCTCGTCGGGGATGGTCAGCATCTTGCCCATGACCGCGTCGAGGATCGCCTGCGAGTTGCCGTCCTTGTCCTTAAAGGAGTCCGCCCCGACACCGAAGAGCGCGCGCAGCGGGATCGCCACGAACTCGGCGGCGACCATCATGTCGGTCGCGAGCTTGTCGACGGCGTTCACGAGCGGAATGACCGCGTCGAGCTCACTGCGGCCGAGGCGCTCGACGGTCAGGTTCGTCGGCGTAACCGAGGCGGAGCGCAGCCGTTGCCGGTTGACGAGCGGCTCGACGAGCACCTCGCCGACGTTGTGCCGGTCGCGGGCGATGGGCTTCCACCCGCCGCCCACCTCCTCGCACCAGATCGTCTCGTTCGGCAGGTAGAGCGTCGCGAAGCGCTGTCCCACGCCGCCCGCCGGGTCGACCTCCATGACCCGCCGCAGGGCCGAGCGCACCCGTCGCCGCCGCGGATCGATGTCGGCGTAGATCTCGAGTGGCGACTCGACCGTGATCAGCGGCGTGTCGCGGTCCTCTTCGTTGGACCCGATGCAGATGTAGGAGCGCCGCATCACCAGCGCGTCGACGTGCGCCATCGACGACCCCTCGTCGAGGTCGTTCGCCTGCCAGATCCGCCACAGCTCATCGTCGGCGTCAGACTCATCGGGCAGCCGGAAGCCCTCGACGTCGAGGCGCTCATCGCGGCTGCCGACGATGAGCTGCGGCCAGAAGACGATGACCGGCCGGATGCGGTCGCCGACCCGGGCGAGGATCTCGGGCTGCATGTACGTGAAAGGCTGGGTGCCCTCGTAGTAGCGGTCGTACGCCTCGAGTTCGGGCAGTTCGGCGTCGTGGCGCATCTCGAGCTGCTTGATGGTGCGCATCTCGTCGTCGCTGAGTGCACTGAGGGGAAGCGTCACCGGTCGGCCTCCCCTAGAAACTGTGCACGGTCACTATTCGCGACTTGGGCATTGGTCGTCGTAGGTAGCCATCGAGGCCGGTACAAGCGGCGGCGATGCCGTCGATACGAGCCTGCGAAGTGCCGCGGTCGGGCTTGACGAGTCGCAGGTTGTCGTTGCCGTCGCTCTTGGACTCGACAACGCTAGCCATCCAGCGAGTAACGGGATCGCCGCCATGGCGCAGGCGTCCGGGCGGCATGTCGGGCTGATTGGTACCGAGTAGGCGAAGCAGTTCCTTGATCGCTGGCGAGTGACCAAGATAGGTCTGCGCGACGGGCACAACATCGACCCCACGCAGGGCGGTATCGATCTCCTGCACCATCTGGCCGGCGAACATCCGGTCGTAGGAGATTCGTTGCATGTCGAGCAGTTGGCAATCCTCAAGGGCCTTGTCGCGCACCGCGGCGTAATCGATGACGTCGCCCTCGGTGGCAGTGATCCAGCCCTCGCCAACCCATCGGGACAGCGGCACCTGCAGGTGCTTCTCGAGTCCGTCGAGGCGCTCCTCTGGCACCCAATAGCGCCAGATCACCTCGACCTCAACGCCCTCGGCAGGGGACTCGACGATCATGCACCACGACGTCAGGTCCGACACTGCGGAGAGGTCGAAGCCACCCCACGCCCGGCGACCCTTAAGCCGCGTCAGGTCGACGATACCGCCCGCATCGTCCCACCGATTGAGGTCGATGAGGCGGGTCGCGGCCCTGATGCGCCGATTCAGGCTGAGCCGGCAGTACGTCGGGAAGTAGCTGGGCGTGCTCTTCGCCTTGCTGGCCTCCTTGCGGAGGTACGACAGTGTCGGACTGATGCCGAGGCCGGGGTTGGCCTTACGCATGGTCGCCTCGGCGAAGGGGTCGTCGGTGTCCTCGGCTGCCCAGACGACGCCATAATGCGTCGGGTCGTCGAGGATGTTGTTGGCAACTTTGCGGGTGTAGTTGTGCTTCTCGTCATAGATGGTGCCCTCGGCTGCCTCGTCAGCAGTGGTGATGAAGACGACGAGCGGCTGCGACCGGGAGCCCGTGCCGGTTTCTATGGCATCGATGAGATGTCGGCTCTTGTGGACGTGCACCTCATCGACGAGTGCACCCGACACGTTCAGCCCGTGCGCGGCCTCGGCGATGCGTGACAGGACCCGGAAGATACCGCCAGTGCGCGGGACCTTCATCACTTCGGCGAGGATCTCGACGCGACCTCGGGCCTTCGTCGAGGTAAGGATCATCTTCTTCGCGTCCTCGAAGACGCGGCCGGCCTGCAGCTTGGACCCAGCCGCGGCGTAGACCTCGGCCCCGGTCTCTCCATCGGCCATGAGCAGAACGTTGCCGAGTCCGGCCGATAGAGTGCTCTTACCGTTCTTTCGGGGGATCTCTATCCACGCGGTGCGAATGACGCGGACGATCTCGCCGACCTCGTCGTCGAATCGGACCCACCCGAAGATGGGGGCGATGATCCAGACGACCTGCCACGGGGCGAGCCCCTGCCCGAGTCGAAGCGGCATGCGAGCCCACCGGCCGGTGGTGTGCCGGAAGGCGGCGAGCGCCGCTAGGGCTTTCTTGACCCGAGCGACGTCGAAGTAGGCGCCCTCGGCGCGGTCCGCCTGAAACGCGACGACAAGGGGGCGCGCCTGGCGGGCCTCTTCGATCTGCTCGGCCGTCATTCCGAGCTCAATCAGTGCCTCGGCCGGCACCGGGAGGTCAGTCGAAGGGATCGTCTCCATCGTCATCGTCGCCCCTCGGTGGGCTCATCCGCCCACGAGCCGACGGCGACAGGCCAAGCTCCCCGATGTACGCCTTGAGCTGGGTTCGGTACTGCCCCGCGACCGTCGTGGCGCCATTCTTCTGCCAGCCACGCTCGCCCTCGATGAGCATGCCGCGACGCGAGATGTCCCGCTCGCACTCGTCGATCCGGGCGACGCAGATGCAGTAGTCAGCGAGGATCGTCGCGTCGACGGCACCGAGCCCCGCGGTGTGCTCGAGCACCGGCACCACTCGCCGCCACTCGCGGCGGGCGACATCCCGGGCGCGACGGTTGACGGACTGCTGCGCCTTGTCGCGAACGGCTGGCCAGATGTCGAGCCACTCGGGCTCGACAAGTTCGGCCGGGGGAATCTTGACGCCCTCTCTGACGGGTCGATGACCCGGATTGCCCTCACGGACTACCTGCAGATATGGCTTCTTGCGTACGGGGTCAGCCATCGCACACCTACCCGATGACGGCGAGCTGCTCGCCGCCGCCCCGGTTGTTCCGGCTTGCATTGCATGACAGGTGGGCCAGCCGCACATTAGCCCTCGTATGGCTCGTGCCCGACTCACTGAGCGGAATCACGTGATCCAACGATGCGGAGCGCGGATGCGGGTGGACCAAATGCCGATTCACGCGGCCGCGGCAAATCTGACAGACCCAACGGTCACGCTCAAAGATCTCGACAGCCGCGAAAATCTCGACATCGATTGTCCGGAAGAGCGCCCTGGGCGCCGCCGTGCGTCCGGCGCCCAGCGTCGGCGCGCTGCCCGCTTCTCGCAGACCCGGCCGCAATACTTCCGTTTCCGTGACGCACTGAACGGCTGATCACATGACGCGCAGGTCTGGCTCGCGTTGCTAGCGGCCAAAGAGCTAAGCCGCTGGATCTCCCTAGCGCCGGCTCGACCATCCTCTCGGGCGCGTTCGTGTCCGGCGCGGGCGCGACAGGAACCAGAGCAACACCGTGCAAGCGACGGACGCGATGTCTCGAAGGCGCGCCGCCACACCACGCGCAATCCACCATGATCGTCTCCCGGAAAGGCGAACGCCCCGAGCCGGGAGACTCGGGGCGTTCTACTCGCGGTAGCTAGCCGCGAGGTGACTGACAGTTACCAATATCGACGCACATCAAGATCGCGCAAAGTCAAACGGTTGCGGGTTCGCGAATTACCCTCCCCGGCGGTCCTCCTCGGGTGCCGGGGGGAGGGGGGAGCCCCCACCTGCGGTTATTCCGGTCACGTTGAGTGATCATCGGGCAGCGTTCCAGCCTGCAGGTTGAGTGCGACTCGTTCGCTTACTGTGACAACTGTGGCACTTGCCATGACCGTAGGCAGGGTCGTTGGGGTTCAGCCCGAGTGCGATGAGTTCTTTGCGGTCACGGGGATCGTGGTCCGCGTCGGTACTGATGGCGCCGCACGGTACCCCGTGCCCGTGCCCGTGCCCCTCGGCCCGACATACGCACAGCGGCTCCTTCAGTAGCACGGCCCGGCGGAACCGGCGCTCGTGCTCTGCGTCGTAGCCTCGCTGTCTCGCACTCGGTCGCTGCTCACGATGAGTCGAGCAGCGACCATGCGATGTGACCTCAGAGCACGCCGGAACCGGACATGCCCTGGCTGCCCTAGGCATGGGATCAGGCGACGGGCTCGGCCTCGGGGTCGGGCGCAGGAACGGGGGCGTCACTGCCGTCAGCGTCGCCGACCTCGGTGTCGAGGGCCGACACGTCGGCGAGCGCAGCCGCGGCGGCCGCAGTGCTGGCGTCGAGGGTCGCCGCGAGCTGGTCGAGAGCGGCCTGCTCGTCGACGGTCGGGTCCTTTGCGGCCTCGAGGGCAGCGCGCACGTCGCTGGCGAGGTCGGAGAAGGCCGCGGCGAGCGCGGTGATGCCGGCGCCCTGCGCGTCGGCCTTCGCCTGCACGGCGGCGAGGTTGTCGAGAACGGTAGACATCTGGATCTCCAAACTACGCAAAGCGTTGAATATGCCCATGAGCACGCCGAACGGGTCTGGCGGTGCGCAGTCTCGAGCCATCGCGACAACCCCCAGACATGCAAAGTGCCCGCAGCCGATCGGCTGGCGGGCACACTTCTCGTAAGTGAGCCGATCATGCGGCACCGACGAGAGTGCTGTCAAGCGACTCGCTGACATGCACGACGGCGTGCGTGTCGTCGGCGAGCGTCTCGTTCCAGCCGCAGGCGAGGCAGGTCAGCCAACGCAGCTTCCCGCCGCCGATGTCCTGCGTCACGAGCACGATCGCGGGTACCTGATAGCGCTGCCGGCGCACGCGACGGCTCTCGTACTCCTCGCGCACGTCGTCGACCCACATGGTCGGCTGCGGGCCGGCCCACGGGCCGATGGTGCCGTGCGGGTAGGGCCGTATCTGGGTGCACTCGGGGCAGGTCGCACCGCGTATGCCGCGCTGCTCGACCTCGCCGGTCAGTAGGGCCGTGATCTGCTTCGCCCACGTCTGCGCGTTGGTGGCGATGCGGTCGGCGATCTCCTCGTGGCCGGTGGAGATGGCCGTGGCGGCGCAGGAGCGCAGCAGGCGACCGACCCATGGCGTCTGGTGACGGTCGCCCGGGTCGCGCCGGGAGATGTCCATGTGCTCGGCCCATGCGTGGGTGTCGTGCGTGATCCACACCCACAGGTCGAATGCGTCGACGGCGAGCAGCGGTCGGCTACCGGGGACGGTGGAGACGCCGACACGTTCCAGGCCGACGCTGACCTCTTCAGCGAGCTGTGCGAGCAGGCACGGCGCGTTCGCGCTGTAGCTGACCGTCGGCGTGATTTCTATGCGCATCTTCTGCGCTCGGATCAGTTCGCCGACGGCCTCCATTGCCCGGTGGGTCACGTGGCGCCTCCGTGGTTGCTGGATGACGTGATGTGCCAGAGGTGGCAGGACGGGCAGCGGTAGCTGCGCGCTCTAGCCCTGCGGCGGACGTCGCCGGTTTTGCGGCGCCTGATCGCGCAGGCCGCGGCCCATGCCTCCTGGGGCGAGCGGTAGGCGATCTTGACTGTCTCGCAATCCCGGTTCGTTACCAGTACTCCCCGCTCGGTCACCGTGGCGACGCAGCTCCTGTGTGCCTGTCTCTGGTTGCTTGGGGAGGCGGCCCCTAGGAAGTGGGCCGCCTCCGGCCCTGTGTGGAACTGCCCTCGATCAGCAGCCGAGGCCGAGCCCGTTGGCCCTAGCCGACTGCGCCGTGTTTCCGTTGCCGGTTGCCTCGAAGTGCAGGTGTGGACCCTTCGCGTTGCCGGTCGAACCGACGTGGCCGATCACCGTTGCTGGTGCGACGTTGGTGCCGACCCGTGCCCCCTGCCGCACGAGATGCATGTAGGTCGACGTGTACCGGCCGTGGTCGATACGCACATACCAGCCGGCCGAGCCTGAGTAGCGGGACAGGACGACCTGGCCGCCGCCGACTGAACGGATCGCCGTGCCGGTGCGGGCCGTGAGGTCGATGCCGGCGTGGCGGTGTCCTGCGCGGGGTGCGCCGGGGCAGGCACCTGGGCCGGATGCGCGGATGCCGGAGGCGAGCGGATGCACC